TCCTTCGTAAGCACCGTTGCGCCGTTGGTCCCCTTAGACTGTTTAAGAAGCTCCTCTATATCTCCCACTGTAGCTGGAGATGATCTTTTGCTTTTTATTGTAACATCTCTCCCGACAATCCATGACCAGCACCATTTACCGGCAAATAAAAGAGCCCCCCCGACGATTCCCGCTATACTATGAGTTACCGGATCAAGAGCCATTTCAATTTTCCCCCTCAAAGAATTTAACCGCGATTGAATCCATAACGCGAATATAGCAACGCGCCAATGGCTTTTTAGTTGTCACCATCCAATAACTTCTTTCGCCGGTTCTTCGTGATTGGCATTCAGCAACAATACCGATATGTTCGCCTTGCGGACCATCGAACGAATGCTCGTATCTGGTTATCCGTATCACGCGCCCGAAGTTATCCGAAAAATCCTTGAGCTGGTCGGCAGTCATAAGATTATGATGCGCTTAAATATGTGATTGTTTGAGCCGGTGAACTTGTCGAAGAACCGATCCCTGCAATTGCAATAGATGAACTGGTTAACGTCAAATATGTAAGGTAAGTGTTTCCTGGTACTGCATATAAACACGGTACATTGACGGTTCCCCCTTGCGGTGCCGGTAATGAAAGCCCCGTAAATGAAGCCGGTAAAGAATATGTCGTCATTGCCGGTAAATAAATAGTCACGATTCTATTTACTTTTGAATAGTAGGCTGTATAGGCTCCAATCGTCAGGGTATTTGTTGAAACAGCACCGCCGAAAAAAGTATTGAAAATTGTCTGAAGTTGAGTATTGATATTTCCAATCGCCTGCCAGAACCAACACAACCAACGAAAGATAAGGTTTAAATATCCGTTCATGCTTCTGCGTGAAGGCATGGTATTCCATGGAAAACCTGTTACATTGAACCCACTGTAAAGGGTCGTAGGCGCTGCGCTTACAAAGTGTCCGCTTCCATCGTTTGTCGGCGTTGGAGTATCGGCAATAACGGGGCTGACTGGACTTCCGGGTAATCCAGTGTTTGCAAGCGGATCGTCCGGTTCAGTATAAGCTCCTCCGGGGCAAGTAGTCCCCTGCGCTGGAAAGGTTAAGTTCGTAATTGAATTATAAGCCATGATTTACCCTTTCATTAATATTGTTCGTTCCAAGTACCCTGTAAAATAGTCAACCCTGAAGTATCGGTTCCTTCTCCCCAGCCGCCGCCGAATGGGAAAAGCACCGTGCCGTCTTCGGCATCATCCCAAACGAAGGGCGCAACTTGTCCTGTTATTACCAAATTTACATTTATCCCGGCAGCGACCACCGTTTGAATTTGCGCTTGAAGCTGCGGGTCTTCGCCATCCGATATAATCGTAGCCGAAGAATAAAGATTTGTCGCGCCTGTAATCGTTATAGTAATCGAGGCGTTACCCAATTCCTGAAGTTGCACCGATCCGCCAGTTATGTTTTCAAGCGCCTGAATAATAAGATCCCCCTGGCCCCATCCGGTATTTACCAAAATCTGAAAATACAAATTCAGCCGATAGGTAGAATCGGGCGCGCCATTGCGCGGACAACCGATCATTTGGCCGATCATATCAAGTTGAGATGTATTTCCGCCATTTCCTTGATTTCCTATCGCATTCGCTATCGAATTTCCATTCATCAACTGGAATAAAACCATTTCGCAATCCTGGCAGCACATGGCAAAGGGCGTCACCGTTGCCGAAAAGCTGCGGTTGCTTACCGACTGCCGGAACTGGCTGATAAGCTGCCCGCATGCAAGAGCGGCGTAATCGGAAATCGCCGTCAACATCGGAAGGCCGGGATTAAAAACAGTTGTCATTACGATACCGCGCTTTCCACCGTTACGCTGATATTCGCCGCTGAGAATGTCGCTTGATTTGCGCCAGAAATTGAAATCGTTGCGGCTGACGTTGGTCCGGCTGAAGTTTTAATATAAACCACCAAAAGCCCAAGGCCGGCGCATTCCGCGTAAATCGGCGCAAAAAATCGACCCGCTACTACATCCTCACCAGGTTGCAAGGACTCGCCGTAAGCCAGGACCGCCGCCGTGATAAGGCTTGTGATTACCGCCGAAGACGGGGCTGCTCCAAGAGAAGTGGTCGGTGTTACCTGTATTGCCACGTAAATCGGTACTGCGGTCGGTCGCGCAAAACCGATAGTTTGCGAATTGCCGGAAACATCAGTCACCGTCCCCAAAAAATTAGATGCGCCCGTATCAGAGTATGCGCTTCCAGTCCCGAAAGGAGCCGTGCTTGAATTATATCCGGCGCCGGAATAGGCCGTAATCCCTGCGGACTTCGCTTCCCAAATTTCCTGCGCTATCGCCTGCGGGTCGCCGCCAGTCACCACACAAAGAATTGAATGGGGCGGGAGACCATTCACTACTCCGTCCGTATCATTAAGTTGCACAGTGGCATAGGTAACGCCCGGCACGTCATTTATCAGCCGCGCTTGAATGGCGTCCGTATTTCCGCCTCCCGATACCGCAAGGCTATTTTGTTGCCTGAGTAACAGCGCCGCATCGGTTTCCACCGCTTGACCCACCACCGCCTCGGCGTAATTATTTGCAGCAGTCAGGCCAGATTGCGGACTAACAATAACGGTCAAGGTACAAGCCGCTTCGTCTATCGCTCCATAATTCAGGGCTTGCGCCGGAAATTCGGTCCCGATATTGATAATCGTCCCGTTCCCCCCGGTTATGCCCGATGGCGGAGCCATACCGGTTTCGGTTATTATAGCTCCGGTATTCGATGTGATCATCACGGTATCGGCGAGGCCTGATGCTCCGGTAACTACCGTGAAGGTAAAGCCTCCAAAGGCGATTGATTGCCCGGCGAGCCACGTCTGAAGCGCGGATACAAGGGCTGTTATGCTTAGCGCCGGGATAGTATAGGATGAGCTTGGTGTTCTTCCATTCAGGGTAATGTTGAAAGTATCTCCGGCTCCGACCGCCGCAACCTGTAAATAGATAGCCGTTGCGCTTACTCCGAGAGTATCGCCGCTTGCATCCGTGGTCTGGAAGGTTTCACCGTCAACTGAAGAAGCTACAATCGTTCCGGTTGAAATCGCAGTACCATCAACCCCGAAGAAAGCGATTAATGCCGTGCTTTGCGTTGCCTGAAGCCGCGTAATGCCGGTAAACTGCACCGCGTTACTCAGGCTGGCCCCACTGGCCGTCTGCGGATACTGGCTATTATAGGCGGTCTGAAAGCCTTCCCAAAGATCCATTAACGCCTTTGCCTGAACGCCGATCTCCTGCCCATAGGTTGAATCGGGCGAGGTATCAATAGGGTCGCCAGCGGTCACAGGATTGGCGTCATTGATTGCCTGATAGTTCTCGGTCAAATCGGTAATGATGTCGGTAAGACGCGGCATAACGAAACCGGTTGCTGTGATTCCAAAGCCTTTAGCGATTAAGCTCATGGGAGTGGTCCTAAATTAAGAGTTAAATTCGTGTCATTGACGGTATCGACGGAAAAAATAAGTTGCAAAGTTCGGCCCTTCGGATCGTAAATCAGGTTGAAATCGGTAATCGCCTCTACACCGGGCACTTCCATAATCGCTGCTTGGAGAATGCTTTGAATATCCCGCGTGTTCGGATTCTTTACAAGGATATTTTGATACCACTTTACTCCCTGGGTAGTATCTAAAAACCACTCACCGAAAAAAAATTGCAGGTGAATGGCGAGCTTTTGCGCTATCCATGCGTCACCGTTAATAAAATAACGGTCGCCGTTTTGCCGAAGAAATTCACCCGTTGAGGTATTTATGGCATAGTCTTTCATAAGGCCGTCGTTTTCGTCGTAGTGAATGTCCCGGCTGGTTCTGAAGTGGTGAGTATTGAGGGTGGAGCGCCAACCGATGCGTGAACATGGGCATTAAAAAAAGTGAGAAAGGCCTCCGTTACCAATTTGCTCAAGCTTCCCCCGGTTCCAAGTTCTATATCACCATTTGCCCGGATGATAATAGATTGCTCCTTGAAACGAATAAAACAATCGGTATTATTCGGCGCTTTCTGCGTATTGTTAAAACTGAAGAGACCAGGAATCGCCACGCAGTCCGTCAGGTTGTGCGTTCTCAAATCAGCCGGTGCGACCACCTGGCCCGTCCCCTTCCATTCATCCACCGATCGGGACATGAAGATAAGCAACACTCCATCACCCTTATTCAGTGGTAGGCTCGTGGACCCTTGGGATGATCCAGGCCATATTACCGGCACGTTAGAAATAACCTGGTTTGCAAGGGTATCGCCGTCTCCTGCTATTTCAAGGATTGACGGAAGTACGGAAGCCCGCACACCATCATAGCTTTCGATGATTCCGGGTAACGCTGTCCAGATACCGCGCCGCAATGTGCTGAACGCTATTTCAAGCAGGTTCGCCAGGGTCGGAGTTAATGGTATCTTCGGCATTATCCGTTCGTCCCATCTGATGGATAATCTGCATCATCAAGACTGTCTTCAGGAGCGGTTACGCCGCCTCCCTCTACGTGCTGCGTATTGCCCTTACTCGGAGTCCATGACGTATCATAGCTCATGCAGGTTAAGGTGGTTTTCCATTCGTCGCCATGCGTATCGCCGGTGTGATGGACGTCGATAATGCGCCAGAGCGCGGTATCGTATTCCTCACTCGTAACCTCGACCACGCCGCCCGGTTCCGCGCTCGGTATCAAAAGTGATTCAACCCGTAAGCCATGGGAAGCGAGGCGGCGCTGCTTTGTCTTCTGGAAAGCCTTGAAATTGTGCTTCGCTATCTTCAGCGCGCCTTTTGTATCACGCAGTATTTCGCGCCCGATGTCCTCAATGCCTTGCGGCGATCCGATAAGCCCGGTATCCGGTGTAAGTGAGATAACCTTGTTCTGATTCGGGTGTCCGCTTACCAGAAATTGAAATTGCCCGTCCTGGATACTCCATTCAAGGCCGATATAATCGCATACGTTATCAAGCAACTGTTTTGCCATGCCGCGATAGGTGAAGCCTTGGATATAATTTGCATCAGGTAACTGTTCCCATTTCACATTTTTAACGCCGATACCGCTTTTCTTAACGATGTCTTTTATGATCTGTTTCCCTGATATTCCAGCGCCATAGCTGCAAGGAAATTTCAATTGATGCACTGTTCGGTGTCCGTCGTTCGATTCAATGGTGAGAACCGTTTCCGGGCGTTTGATTTGGGAGTTGGCAAACGTAATGTCGCCGATATAGAGCGTTCCGACATTTCCCTGGTAGCCAGCCGTCACGGTCACGGTCATGTCGGTATCGTTTACGGCTTGCCTGTTATTTTTATTCAGGTTGTAAATCTCTATTTTCCCGGTATTGTAATCACTTGTCGATGTCTTCTTTATGTCAAAAGTCATTCTCAGGTTTTGAATGAGAATGCCATCATGGCCCGGCGATCCTATAAGCGCAGAGCACTGGCGCATCCATTGAGGTATGTTTGAAGGTATGTTCATGGTAGTATAAAGTATCCTAAAATAATTCTTCCATTTACAATGTCGTCATGCCCTATTGGAATGCCAGTATCTGTCGTATCAATACACAGCATTTGCCCGCTTGTTGGCAATCCAACGTCAGGATATGGAGCAAACATATTATAGCCGATTACCAGTGGAATGCCGTTTTGAATAGGATCATCGTTCTGGTCCGTGATGTCCATAAACCAGAAATTCCCTCGGCTATTCCATGTCAAGGTAAGATTATAAAAAATATTGTCAATGACAAGTTGCTGAACGTAACAGTCCTGGGAAACGGCCTTTAGGACGGTCATGGCGTCGCCCCAATCGTTGGCCCGGCAGGAGCGACTTGGAAACACGGCACCGAGTACGTCGCCGCTTGCGCATTCCCGCCATTGTACCATGCATTGAATACTGACATCGAATTGCTTGAATTGGTAAATGCTCCGGGATTCGCTTGATAGGTTTTCGTTAAATCGCTTCCAAAACTTGTAGCATCCGAAGGAGCATAGGAAGGTTTAATATCACTTGCCGTAATCGTCGCTATGCTATTTTGAGTATTATTTATTTTGACCGGGACTGCCGCCTGGTGATTCACGTTCGGCGCTATACCATTAAGTTCACTGGCATTCGATACCGGTGATGTTTGCGTATTGACAATTCTTACCCGCTTAAACTCTATTTCAAAAGTTATAGAATCTCCGTCTTCAGCGCGTCTCGGAACAGAGAGGCGGGAGATTATCATTTGCGTATAGACCCTGAAGCCCGTCGTAACCGTAATCAAGGTAGGCGCTATCGGCGCATTCTGGTCCTTGGTCGCCGGGGCCGGGAAACCCGCAAGAATACACAACTCGGAGTACGCATCCATCACCCTGTCGCCGGTTTGCCCCGATGTTCCTGATGTGCCGGAAACCCCCGCCAGTTGCGGGGCGTATTGATGAATAAGAGCGTTTTGCTTCGCAAGCGCATGCTGGTCGATCTGTTCAAGCATTGGGGAGTTGGTAATAGTCGCCTGTAAACGCAGTTCCATCGGTTTCGGTATTACGTGGTCGCTGATATTATATCCGTCCTCGACCGGGAACTCCGTCACCTGATTTGTTATATCATGGTGCTCCTCAAGCACGGCATCGAGCATGATGGTGTCGATTTCGCCTTGCACTTTCGGATTTATTAGAAGATTATAGATCATTGCGGATATGCTGGTTGCAGGAAGTTGGATACCGCATTTCGCGTGTGCATAGTTAGTCGATCATCTATCGCCTTTGCCATACGCTTTGCTTCTGCGTCAGTTAATGGACCATTTGAAGAATGATTTACCGTAACATTATAGGTGTTATGCTGAGTCATAGCGTTTGCTTTTGCAAGCATCGGCCCAACCTCGCGATCATATTCAAGGTTACGCTTGTACATATCCCGTGCAACGTATGCCGCCAATGCCGCAAGCCCTGCACCGCCCGTTATTGTCGCTGCGGTTGCCGCACCCGCTCCAATACCACTGATTCCAGCCGCCGTTTCTCCAACTGTTCCGGCTGCCGGAATAATAAAGCGCAAAACACCAGCAATAAATTTCAGTGTCGCGGCTAACGGTCCTATAAATTGTTTAAGCCCAAAAAGAACCGGACCCAAGGCAGCAAATGCCGCTCCAAGTCCGCCGACTATCAAAGTAAGCTCCTTTACACCCTTTCCACTGTCTGTGTACCATTGCGTAAACTTCGTCACTACGTTCGCAAGTTTTTCCGATACCGGCGTCAAGGCTTCACCAAGGCTGATTTTCGCTTCATCCGCTGCTTTCTTCTGTCGCGTCCACGCATCAGCCCCGGTATATGCCGCTTTTGCCAATCCGTTTACATGGCTTTCCACTACGCTCAAAATATAAGCGCGGGCTTCATCGACACGGTTGGAAACGACCATCTGTTTTATCGTATCCTGTTGCTCTTTAGTAAAAAGAATCTGAGCGCGACGTAAGCGCATCATGCCTATTTCCGGGTGCTCCATCGCCATGCCGAGAGCGTTTGCCGCCCCGGAGAGAGAACCCATTTTTTGCCCTAAGTCGATTGCGTCTTTCGCCGCCCTATCGAAGATCGCCCCATGCGCCCCGCCAAAAACAAGAAGATTATTCGCAATATCGCGGGTGAATTGCGTGGACGTAACCAGCGTCCCCCGCGTCATTTCCTTCGCATCGCGGGCAATATCCGCCATCGTTTTGCCGGATTGCTTGCCTACATTCTGTAAACTTTGAGCGGTGAGCGCTTGCGCCTGCCGAAGGTCGGTGTAGCGCGCTTCGGCATCACGGAAAAAAGAGCCGATAGCGAGGGTTCCGAGAGAACCCATTATCGCGCTGCCGAAAGACGCCATGCCTTTGAAAGTCTGCTGCGTCTCTTCTTCTGCGAGACGCCGGGCGGCCTGGTCTATTTTGAAGCTTACTTTATTTACAAGCTCACGAATTATCATTCCGGCCTCTGTTCACCCTCTATATAAAGCTGTTTAAGGCGTTTACTTATATCAAGTGTTGCATTCGCTTCCTCAACGTCCTGTATGCTCCATGTCGTTTGAAGCTCGGTCCAGCTTGCTACCCTTTCGCGGACGAGTCGCCAGAGCTTTGCGCGACCGGCGAATCCGGGTTCAAGGCTGTCGATGATTCGCCTGATTTTTCCGGCGTTAGCATTGTCTGAAGTACGGTCAGGAACATCGCGCCATAATTTTTCGCCATGTCCCCCAATGCCAAAAAATCACTGTAATTCGCCTCCAGGACAAACCACAGGCACTTGTACATGAAAAGGAGTTTTCCGGCAAAGGCTATTTCAAATCCCGACCCATTCGCTTCTACGTTGTAACCCTGTCCATTGGCCGTTCCCGAAACACGGGTACAAGAAAACAAATCGGAAATTAGAGACTGCATGTCTTTGGGATCGAGCTTATTGAAAAGTCCGATGAGCGCAAGTTCAATGCGCGGAGCGGCATCGCTCTTGTCCGCCATGAGGAGCGTCACCAATCCCTCACCCAAAAACTTCAGGAGCCGCGCCTGCATGTTCACCGCCATTACAGCGGGGTACTGGGTTACCATGACGGTATGGCCGTCGATAACCCTTTCTTTCGTTTCAACTGGCATGATTTACCTCCCGGTTAAAATGCCGTTATGATTAAAGTGGCGTAATGTAAATCTGCGCGCAATCGAACATCCACGCAATATCTTTGTCCTTCGCTTCGCGGTCGAAGTTCGGGATGCGCCGTACCCACGCAGCCGGGGCCGTTGCCAAGGCCGTGCCGCTGGATAAATCTTTTACGATCACCGGCACTACGCCCAGGCTCATGGCTTCATCGAGCGCATAGTAGGCGGCCAAAACGGAATTGCTGGGGCTCGTTTGCTGAAGCGTGATTGTCATTTCACCGCTTATATTCGATGACTTGCTCCGCACTGGATAGCCGTCATTTCCTACCTTCAGGGTGAAAAGATCGACGTGACGGGCCGCCGTGATGAATGTTCCCTCCGCATAGCCGGAGAGAATGGCCGCACCAACGACCATGATCACGCGCTTTGGATCATAGGTTACCGGTATGTTCATTTTAATGCTCCTTTAAATAGGTGACGTATTTTACGCATTAGGATATGTCAAATTCCCCTGGACGCCGACAAACTGGATCGCCCCGGCAAGAAACGCGAGAAAGTTCATGTTGAGCAGCGTCCGTGCGGCAATCTGAGACGACGGAATACTGGAAAATTCCGGGATCAGGAAGTAATATCCGCCGATCTGCGTTGGCGGATTCGTGTTGTTATCCCACGCGGTCGGGCTGATACCGCCATTGACGATGCCTTGATTTAGAGGCTGTCGTATGGCATTCTCCACCGTTACAAGGCCTGTTTCATCGAAAGGCACTTTTCCCGGCGCATTGGCGAGCGTCGAAAATACCGATGTCGAAATTGCCGCCGTAAGCCAGTCGATGAAGATCATAACGTCAATCCATTCGCCGCTTGCGACCTGTCCCAGCGATACCATGGGAACGCCGCCGACGTTCTCATAGGTATTCAGGCACTTGCCATTAGGGGCGATAGGCGCAACACCCGGTGTCCCGTGTGCATTGACTTCCTGCGTTGCGCTGAGATTATCGGTTGCAATGCCGGCAAGTTGTTTGAACATCGCCGTATAGCTTCCCGGCGTCCGCCAGAGAATCGCGCCGAACAATGCCGCATCCGCCGCGCCCGATTCATCGTCGCTGTAAATTACGATTGTCTTGGTGTACCCCATGACATTCATGTAAGCGGCGAGACTGATTTCCGATCCGGTTGAGTTGCCAGTTGATGGAAGCGAAGCAGCGCCATATCCGATGTCCGTGGCCGCCGCTACGTTTATGGCCGCAGGGTCGTTCGTCGCAATCGCGCAAATCTTCATCGGTGTTGACTGGCAGAAAGCCGCCAGGTCTTTCCAGTTCTGGTTGGTCGGAGATGCGAGGGCAAGCACCACGCCGTACCACGAAGGATTGGAAAGTTGGCAGGCCTGAAGAGCGACAA